ATTGGTCGCCCTTCCATCTTCTTGGTTATTACATCGGAAACTGTCACGCCATTTCTGTTTAATGCATCACAGTATTGGTTGTATTTCTCAAGAACTTCCTTTTTACGTGTGAATAAATCTAGGCGATCCAGCAGTACACACATAGTTGCATCTTCCCATAACATTTATTTACGCAAGTATTATTCTTGTGAAAATTTCATATCTTTTTGTTCAGCGTTAATAACCCTTAGCTGTTGGTTTTCATCTTTTAACTTAAAAAAAAAACGACGGCATACAATATAGACCAGATGAGCAGTGCTGATTTCAAAAGAGATCTTTTACAGTTTGGTGGGATAAATGCAACAAATGGAACAATTTACCTGAAAGGAAACATACGTATGTTGGGAAACGGGTCTGCTATGCCCCAACTCACAGTCGGGAATCTGACAGTCACTGGAAACGCGGTGATCCCTGGGATTAGTTTTGCTTCGTTATCCGTAGCAGGTAATATAACATCTGGACAATTTTTTATAGGCAATGGTGCTCTGCTCTCGGGGGTGACCAGCACCCTTCCAACCGCTGCGAACCTTGACATCATCGGCAATGTCACGGCCCCTGGGAATGTGTCAGTGGCTGGTCAAGTGAATGCCCTTGGCAACATTGTAGCACCCTTCTTCATCGGCAATGGCTCCCAGCTGACTGGTCTCGCATCAACATCACTCCCAGCAGTCGCGAATCTTGACATCCGTGGAAATGTCATAGGCGCATATGCCAATGTAACAAACATCATCGCAGCTTCCGGGAATGTAGGCACATTAGCAGGCGGTAACATCGCTGTAAGCGGGCAAGTCAACGCCCTCGGCAACGTTGTAGCACCCTTCTTCATCGGCAACGGCTCTCAGCTGTCTGGTCTGTTGACATCACTCCCAGCAGTCGCAAATATTGACATCCGTGGAAATGTCATAGGCGCATATGCCAATGTAACAAACATCATCGCAGCTTCCGGGAATGTAGGCAATGTGCTCCTCGCGGGTGGCAACATTGCTGCGAGCGGACAAGTCAACGCCCTCGGCAACGTTGTAGCACCCTTCTTCTTTGGCAATGGCTCCCAGCTGACCGGCCTGCTCACATCACTCCCAGCAGTCGCAAATATTGACATCCGTGGAAATGTCATAGGTGCATATGCCAATGTAACAAACATCATCGCAGCTTCCGGGAATGTAGGCAATGTGCTCCTCGCGGGTGGCAACATTGCTGCAAGCGGACAAGTCAATGCCCTCGGCAACGTTGTAGCACCCTTCTTCATTGGTAATGGCTCCCAGCTGACCGGCCTGCTCACATCACTCCCAGCAGTCGCAAATATTGACATCCGTGGAAATGTCATAGGTGCATATGCCAATGTAACAAACATCATCGCAGCCGCTGGAAACGTAGGTAAAGTGCTCCTAGCGGGCGGCAACATTGCTGCGAGCGGACAAGTCAATGCCCTCGGCAACGTTGTAGCACCCTTCTTCATTGGTAACGGATCTCAGCTGACGGGTGTCATTGCTTCTGGTGTCCAATCTCTCGATGTCCGCGGTAACATCATTGGTGCGTACGCCAACGTGACAGACATCTTTGCAGCTGCAGGAAACGTAGGTAACGTGCTCCTAGCGGGCGGCAACATTGCTGCGAGCGGACAAGTCAACGTCCTCGGCAACGTTGTAGCACCCTTCTTCATAGGTAATGGCTCCCAGCTGACGGGCGTCATTGCTTCTGGTGTTCAGTCTCTTGATGTCCGTGGCAATGTCATCGGTGCGTACGCCAATGTGACAGACATCTTTGCAGCTGCAGGAAACATAGGTAACGTGCTCCTAGTAGGCGGGAACATTGCTGCGAGCGGACAAGTCAATGTTCTTGGCAATGTGGTTGGAAACTTCTTCATTGGAAATGGGTCACTATTGACAGGAGTGGCATATACCCCACCCACCGTGTCGAGTTCGGATATACGTGGTAACATCATTGGTGCATACGCCAACGTGGCAAATATTATTGCAGCTGCAGGAAACGTAGGTAACGTGCTGCTCGTGGGTGGCAACATTGCTGCGAGCGGGCAAGTCAACGTCCTCGGCAACGTTGTAGCACCCTTCTTCATTGGTAATGGCTCCCAGCTGACAGGCGTCATTGCTTCCGGTGTTCAGTCTCTTGATGTCCGTGGCAACGTCATCGGTGCATACGCCAATGTGACAGACATCTTCGCAGCCGCTGGAAACGTAGGTAACGTGCTCCTAGCGGGCGGCAACATTGCTGCAAGCGGGCAAGTCAACGCCCTCGGCAACATCGTAGCACCCTTCTTCATTGGTAATGGCTCCCAGCTGACCGGCGTCATTGCTTCTGGTGTTCAGTCTCTTGATGTCCGTGGCAATGTCATCGGTGCGTACGCCAATGTGACAGACATCTTTGCAGCTGCAGGAAACGTAGGTAACGTGCTCCTAGTAGGCGGGAACATTGCTGCGAGCGGACAAGTCAATGTTCTTGGCAATGTGGTTGGAAACTTCTTCATTGGAAATGGGTCACTATTGACAGGAGTGGCATATACCCCGCCCGCAGTGTCGAGTTCGGATATACGTGGCAACATCATCGGCGAATATGCCAACGTGTCCAACCTCATACTCAACTCCAACGACGTATCCTTGGGGTTAAATGCCGGTATTACTAACCACGGTTTGAATTCCGTGGCGATCGGAAGAGCTGCGGGACAGTCCAACCAGGGTGCCAATTCGGTAGTGGTAGGGTTTAGCGCAGGATTTTCTAACCAGGGGACGCTATCTGTGGCAGTGGGGACCAGTGCTGGTTTGGCTAACCAAGGTGCGTGTGCAGTAGCGGCAGGGTTCAACGCGGGTCAGGATCTGCAAGGCACGTCTTCCGTTGCATTAGGGGTGGCTGCCGGAAGTCAGACCCAGGGTGGCAATGCCGTGGCAGTAGGGATAGCCGCGGGTCTCACCAGTCAGGGGCAATCTTCCGTTGCCGTGGGGTCGTGGGCTGGGTGGACTAGACAAGGTAACCTGTCTGTGGCAATGGGTGCAAATGCTGGAGCTACCAGCCAAGGTATTTCTTCTGTGGCGATAGGCGCACTTGCAGGAGCTACTAACCAAGGTACAATGTCAGTGGCGGTGGGGTCTAGCGCTGGAATTACTACTCAGGGGGCGTGTGCAGTGGCGGTGGGGGCGAATGCTGGCCTTACTAGCCAAGGTATACAAGCTGTATCTATGGGATTGAATGCTGGACGTACTTCTCAGGGAGGGGCAGCCGTGGCACTAGGGGCAAGTGCAGGCCAGATTTCCCAAGGTGCGTCTTCCGTGGCAATAGGGCAATTGGCAGGCGTCACTAGCCAAGGTTCGTATGGCGTGGCAATAGGTTGGGGCGCTGCACAAGGTACCCAAGGTGCGTGTGCCGTGGCAATAGGGTTTACCACGGCAAGTGGGACACAGGGTAGAGAGTCTATAGCAATAGGGTTTAGTACAGCAAGCAATAGTCAAGGTTCACAATCTGTGGCGTTAGGGACCAGTGCTGGATTTTCTGCGCAAGGTAATTTAGCCGTCGCAATAGGGTATCTGGCAGGAAGGACTGCCCAAGGCGATTCTGCCGTGGCATTCGGGACCAGCGCAGGATTTACTTCCCAACGCGCAAATGCCGTGGCGATAGGGACCAGCGCAGGACTTACTACCCAGGGGGCGTCTGCCGTGGCCATAGGGACAAACGCAGGTCTTACCACCCAAAGCGCATCTGCCGTGGCGATTGGCGCTTTGGCAGGGGTTACTAGCCAGGGGGCACAAGCCGTGACAATAGGTCCGAGTGCAGGAAATTTTGAACAAGGCGCATGTGCCGTGGCAATAGGGTCCAGCGCGGGAAATTCTAGCCAGGGGGCATCTTCCGTGGCGATGGGGTTTCAGGCTGCCCAGTCTACACAAGGCACAGGTTCCACAGCAATAGGGCATAATGCAGGACAGGCTAACCAAGGTATAAGAGCCTTGGCGGCGGGGTTCAATGCGGGGCAGACTAACCAGGGGGCATCTTCCGTGGCACTAGGGTTTAGTGCCGGCGGGGGTACCCAAGGCACACAAAGTGTGGCAATAGGATCAAGCGCAGGCCTTACTAGCCAAGGTGCGTGTGCCGTGGCAATAGGAGCATTCGCAGGCCTTACTAACCAGCACGCAAACTCCATTGTCATCAACGCGACAGGAGGCGCCCTCAACTCGCCTGCCGCGGGCACATTGACGATCGCACCCATCAGAAGCGTCGCAGCATCCAACCCGGTGCTCGTGTACAACACCACCACAAAAGAAATAACATACAACTCAACCATAGATATCTTGGCAGCCTCTGGAAACGTAGGAAACGTGCTCCTCGTGGGTGGCAACATTGCTGCGAGCGGGCAAGTCAATGTCCTTGGTAACGTTGTAGCACCCTTCTTCATCGGCAATGGCTCTCAGCTGACCGGAATCGCAAGCTTCACACTCCCAGCAACGGCAAACCTTGACATCAGTGGCAATGTCATCGGCGCGTACGCCAATGTGACAGACATCTTCGCATCTTCCGGAAACGTAGGTAATGTGCTCCTAGCAGGCGGGAACATTGCTGCGAGCGGACAAGTCAATGCCCTCGGCAACGTTGTAGCACCTTTCTTCATAGGTAATGGCTCCCAGCTGACAGGCGTCATTGCTTCCGGTGTTCAGTCTCTTGATGTCCGTGGCAACGTAATAGGTGCATACGCCAATGTGACAGACATCTTTGCAGCCGCAGGAAATGTCAGGAACGAGCTCATAGTCGGGGGAAACGTTGATGTAAGTGGGCAAGTCGACGTCCTCGGCAACGTTGTTGGAAACTTCTTCATTGGCAACGGCTCTCTGCTGACCGGAATATCGTCTGGGGGGTCGCTCCCCGCGGTCGCGAACATCGACGTCCGTGGCAACATCATCGGCGCGTACGCCAACGTGTCGAACCTCATACTGAACTCTGCTTTTATAGCATTGGGTTCCAATGCGGGCCTCGTTAGCCAGGGCGCATCTGCCGTGGCGATAGGTGCATCTGCAGGAGGTAATACCCAAAGCGGGACCGCTGTAGCAATAGGGACTAGTGCTGGATGGAACACACAAGGGGGGTGTGCAGTGGCAATAGGATGCCTGGCGGGCCTTACTTCCCAAGGTGCTAATTCCGTTGCAATCGGCGCAAATGCGGGTGTCACTTCTCAGGGGGTCTCTTCTGTGGCAATAGGGGCCAGCGCAGGCCAGACTTCCCAAGGTGCAACTGCCGTGGCAATAGGCAAATTGGCTGGAAGTAATGCCCAAGGTGCAGCTACCGTGGCAATAGGAGAAGGAGCGGGCCGTACTAGCCAAAAAGCGTATGCCATAGCAATAGGATGGTCGCCGGGAAGTAATACCCAAGGTTTTTCTGCGGTGGCAATAGGGCCAGGAGCAGCAGGCACTAGCCAAGGTACGCAAGGTGTGGCAATAGGGTCTAGTACAGCATATCAGGGCCAAAGTGCGTCTGCCGTGGCAATAGGCACATATGCGGGAGGCACTTCCCAAGGTTTTTCTTGTGTGGCAATAGGAGCATTAGCAGCAGGCACTAACCAAGGTTCACTTTGCGTGGCAATAGGACCAGCCGCAGGAGCTACTAGCCAAAGGGATTATTCAATTGCAGTAGGGGCATTTGCAGGAAGTAACATTCAAGGGGCATCTTCCGTGGCAATAGGGGCCAGCGCAGCATTTACTGCCCAAGGTGCAAGTTCTGTGGCAATAGGGACGAGCGCAGGACTTACTTCCCAACGCGCGAATGCCATAGCATTAGGAACGAGTGCAGGAGGTAACGCACAGGGGTTTTGTGCCGTGGCAATAGGGACATTGGCAGGAAGCAATACCCAAGGTGCAAATGCAATTGCAATCGGCGCAAATGCGGGTGTCACTTCTCAGGGCGTGTCTGCCGTGGCAATGGGAGCATTCGCAGGATTTACTAGCCAAGGGGCAAATGCCGTGGCAATAGGAGCATTCGCAGGAAGTAATGCCCAGCATGCAAACTCCATTATCATCAACGCGACAGGAGGCGCCCTCAACTCATCTGCTGCGGGCACATTGACAATTGCGCCCATCAGAAGCGATGCAGCTTCCACACCGGTGCTCGTGTATAATGCCACCACAAACGAAATAACGTACAACTCATCCACGAGGAACATCAAGAAAAACATTATCGACCTCACCGCGAATACTTCTCACGTGTACGACATCCGACCGGTAGAATACGACGCTATTTCGGATGACAGACATTACGTAGGGTTGATTGCGGAGGAGGTGTACGAGGCCGATCCTTACTTTGCCTGGATGCAGAACGGTAACCCCGCGGGCATTGAGTGGTTCAACATCCTCTTGTACACGGTGGCGGAAATGAAGAAATTGAAGGCCCGACTGGACATTGTGGAACAACGGTGATAAATCACAAAAAACCGTTCGTCTTGTTCTCGTTCGTTAATTTATCGAGGAAGCTCTCCGTGTGAGTCTCCATCTTCTGCTGGAGCGTCTTCACGCTTGCGGGAACCTCGTGGTGGAAAGCAACAGAATCAGCCATCTTTTCCTGTGGACTTTATCTCGTTGTCAACGTTCTCGGCAACGTCAGTGTAAAATTTCTTGGTCTCTACGGGAAATTTGTACATTCGGTGGTCGCCGGACGCGCACATCTTTATGACGTCTGCCGCAGGGATTTGCTTGTCTTTCTTCTTGCCAGAGTCAAATGATGGTGTGGACATTTCCTTCATGCTCCGTTGAACTCTTGGCGGCATATACGGTATGTAGTAGTCATCGTCATACACGTCAGCATTCTTGACAAGATATTCGTTTCTGTATCTCTTGAGGTCCTTGGCGACTTCCTTGCCGGTGACGGGGTCTACATGCCTGACCACATTCTTGTCGGCATCGTATTTGATTACTTTTTGTTCTGCTTTCGTACCACGTGTATACTTGAACAATATTGCGGGTATTTCATGGGGGTCGGCGCATCGCAGCTCCTCCACGCAATCTTGATTCTTCACCGCTTCTTGAATTGAAGCAATGACTGTTTTATCTGGAACTTGTAGTGTGATGTTAATTGTATTATTCTGTGTGCCAATGTTGTTCATGATTTCAACATCTCCTGTGGTTATGGATGACACGTTTCCAGATGTGTTGATTTTCTTGATATCTTCTTCCCATACAAAGTTTCTGGATTCAGATTTGATTGTATGGCCACAAGAAGTCTTCTTATGTCGAGAAGCATTCCCTGGATGTATTGTTTCAAAACCACAACCACATAAATAGAAAGAAGTTCTGTGTGTCTTATATATAGACATCTTGATATAAAAAGAACATAAATTATTAAGTTATTTTACATTGTTGTGAGTATCTTTGAGTATCATAATCTCACGCGGTAGTGTAGTTTATAGTTGTGAGTATCGTTAGTATCTTTTTATTTTTTTTTTTTTTTTTTTTATTTTTGAAATTAGTTTTCAACTGAAAGTTTCACATGGAATAGTGTTTCAATGCGAATCATACACGGCGAGAGAACTCCAAGAATATGCTGGCTGCAGTGTCACAATTAATTTTATGAAATTATTCTTGTGGAAATTTCATATATTTTCGTTTGAGTTTCATCATCCAGCAAACACCGCGGTTTTACAAAAAAAACGACGACATACAATATAAACCAGATGAGCAGTGCTGATTTCAAAAGAGATCTTTTACAGTTTGGCGGGATAAATGCAACAAATGGAACTATTTTCCTGAAAGGAAACATACGTATGTTGGGCAACGGGTCTGCTATGCCTCAACTCACAGTCGGGAATCTGACAGTCACTGGAAACGCGGTGATCCCTGGGATTAGTTTGGCTTCGTTATCCGTAGCAGGTAATATAACGACAGGTGAATATTTCATAGGCAACGGCTCCCAGCTGACCGGAATCGCAAGCTTCACACTCCCAGCAACGGCAAACCTTGACATCAGTGGTAATGTCATCGGTGCGTACGCCAACGTGACAGACATCTTTGCAGCCTCTGGAAATGTAGGTACATTAGCGGGTGGCAACATCGCGGCCAGTGGTCAAGTCAACGTCCTCGGCAACGTCGTTGGAACCTTCTTCATCGGCAACGGGTCACTATTGACTGGTATATCGTCACTCCCCGCGGTTGCGAGCATTGATGTCCGTGGCAACATCATCGGCACGTACGCCAACGTGTCGAACCTCATACTCAACTCTACTTTTATAGCATTTGGAACGGGGGCGGGAGGTAATGCCCAAGGGGCACAAGCAGTGGCAGTGGGGTTCAATGCAGGAAGTAACACCCAACAATCGTTTACCGTGGCAATAGGATCTAGTGCAGGACAGAATTCCCAACAACCGTCTGCCGTGGCATTAGGGTCATTCGCGGGACAGACTAGCCAAGGGCAATCTACCGTGGCAGTAGGAACCAGTGCAGGAACTACTAACCAGGGGCTAGCAGCGGTGGCAATAGGGTCACGGGCAGCAAACAATTTCCAAGGTGCACAAGCTGTGGCAATCGGGCAAGATGCAGGATGCGGTGTCCAAGGTTCTTATTCCGTGGCGATAGGGAATTTTGCAGGAGCTACTAATCAAAGTACACGAAGTATAGCAATAGGGTATCTTGCAGGACAGACTTCCCAAGGTACTTGTTCCGTGGCAATAGGCCTACAGACAGGGATTACTAGACAAGGTGCATCTTCCGTGGCAATGGGGGTCGGTGCAGGACAGACTTCCCAACAAGCGAATGCAATTGCAATCGGCTCATTTGCAGGAAATACTGCCCAGGGCAATGCTTCCGTGGCAGTGGGGCTCAACGCGGGAGCTACTAGCCAAGGTGCATCTTCTGTGGCAATAGGGTTCAATGCAGGAAGTAACACCCAAGGTGCATCTTCCGTGGCAATAGGGTTGGCTGCAGGACAGACTTCCCAACAAGCGAATGCAATTGCAATCGGCGCTTTTGCAGGAAATACTGCCCAGGGCAATGCTTCCGTGGCAGTGGGGCTGAACGCGGGAGGTAATATCCAAGGAGCACAAGCTGTGGCAATAGGGTTCAATGCAGGAAGTAACACCCAAGGTGCATCTGCCGTGGCATTAGGGTCATTCGCGGGACATACTAGCCAAGGGATATCTTCCGTGGCAATAGGAGTGAATGCTGGACGTACTTCCCAAGGAGGTGAATCCGTGGCAATTGGGCTTTTTGCAGGACAGACTAACCAAGGGATATCTTCCGTGGCGATGGGGGGTTATACAGGACGTACTAGCCAAGGTGATTCTTCCGTGGCAATAGGGTATAATGCAGGAAGCAATACCCAAGGTATAAGAGCCTTGGCGATGGGGTTCAACGCGGGGCAGACTAACCAGGGGACATCTTCCGTGGCGCTAGGGTTTAATGCCGGCGGGGGTACCCAAGGAGCCAGTTCCGTGGCAGTGGGGGCGGAAGCAGGACAGACTAATCAAGCTATAAATGCAGTAGCGATAGGACGCCAAGCAGGAGCTGCTAGCCAGGGGGAATCTACCGTGGCGGTGGGACCAGGGGCAGGTTTTACTGGCCAAGGCGCATCTTCCGTGGCAATAGGAACGAGTGCAGGAGGTAACGCACAGGGGGTTAATGCCGTGGCAATAGGGACATTGGCAGGAAGCAATACACAGGGGGCGAGATCCGTGGCAATAGGGTTCGACGCGGGGCTTACTAGCCAGGGGACATCTTCAGTGGCAATAGGAACGAATGCGGGAAGTTCCAACCAAGGTGTCAATTCCATAGCGATAGGAACAAACGCAGGAATTATCGACTTGGCAGCAAATAGCGTTGCCATAGGAACTGGTGCAGGGACTGCAAATGTATCAGATGTGAACTCGATAATTATAAATGCGACCGGCGCCGCCCTCACCTCGACTGCAGCGGGTACGTTGACAATTGCGCCCATCAGAAGCGATGCAGCATCCACCCCGGTACTCGTGTACAATGCCGTCACAAAAGAAATAACATACAACTCGTCCACGAGGAACATCAAGAAAAACATTATCGACCTTACGGCGAATACTGCCCACGTGTACGACATCCGGCCGGTGGAATATGATGCTATTTCGGACAACAAGCATTTTGTCGGGTTGATTGCGGAAGAGGTGTACGAGGCCGATCCTTACTTCGCATGGACGCAGGACGATAACCCCGCGGGCATTGAGTGGTTCAACATCCTCCTGTACACGGTGGCAGAACTGAAGAAAATGAAGATAAAAAACGAAGAACTCGAAGCACGGCTTGTTAAATTAGAGCAAAAATTATAATTTTTTAAGTTAACTACAATGAAAATACTGTTTGCCTCTACAGACGCGACTCAGACAACTGGGTACGGGCGCATAGCGTACAATATTTTGCTACATTGGTCAAACCTGGGACACGAGATACACCACTTTGCGTTCCAACGATACAAACCGTATGGCATAGAGGAAGATCGGAAACTTCCCGATAATGTTCATCTCATAGATGTTCACACACTGTCCAAGGATACATTTGGTACTGACATATGGACAGATACCGTGCGGAAAGTGGACCCTGATGTTATCATCGTGTATAATGATATGCCGGTCACGTGTGCTCTTCTTAACCAGATGCTGGACTCTCCGAAAAGGTGTCCATTTATCTCCTACCTGGACATAGTGTACACATTCCAGAAGTCGGAACTCATAGACCACATAGCAAAATATGCCGACCACATTTTCGTGTTCTCTGATTTTTGGAAAAAACACCTCACCAATTGTTTCAAAATTTCACCGAAGAAGATATCCGTTTTTCCACACGGGGTTGATAAGAAAAAGTTTACCAAATTATCAAAAGAGAGTGCGAAGAAGGTGCTGGGGCTGGAGGAAGACGATTTTATGATATTTAATACGAACAGAAACTCGTACAGAAAATTATTAGATATCACAATAAAGGCATTTGTTAGGTTTTGGAAACTCACCGGGGAAAACGAAAAGGTTAAACTGATGATCAATTGCCGACTCGATATCGACACCGGATATAATTTCCAGGATATCATAAAAACTGCGTGTATACTGGAAGGTGTGGATTACAACATAATTTCAATGCAGAACATTAAATTACTTTCGGAAAACGGTGGTCTCGTGTCCGACGAGATCATAAATACTGCTCTCAACGCGTCTGACATTGGGATGAACACGTGTGGCGGTGAAGGGTTCGGCCTGTGTAACACTGAGGGCGCATATCTGGGAGTGCCGCAAGTAGTAACAAACACCGGAGGTCTTTCTGACATATTTCGGGGTTTTGAAAATATGCTCGTGGATCCAAAGGTGTATATGACATTGCCTGCAAATATTGATTTCCACAATGGGGAACTTGCTATCTGCGATTATAAAGACTTTGCCGACAAGCTTCTGTTTTATTACAACAACAGGGACATCTTGAAGGCGGATGGTGCAAGTATAGAAAAACATATAAAGCAAACATACGATTGGGACAACCTTCTTGAAGAATTCTCGTATAGCATGGATAAACTAATCACTAGAAGAAATAATATACCATGTCTTTATATAAACAATGACGAAGATATAACTGCTAGAAAGATGATGGAAAAACAGAGCATCCCTGGTATCGATATACTCAGAATACGAGGAGATTACGACGATTTTTCTTCACATACGAAGGCCTTGCGCAAAGCATTTGACGAGAACAACGCGATAACATTGATATCTAAGGACGACGTGGTATTCAAAAGTGATTTTAGGTATAAAATGCTCGATGCTGTATCAAAACTTCCGATGACATGGCAAATAGTCCATTTAAACTCTTCATGTTATGCGATTTCTCAGAGCGGGCTGTTCGCAACGAAGAAAAGTAACTACGCCATATCTATAAATGACATGGTGTGTTTCTCTGCTAACGTTTGATCACAATTTTTCGCGGGTCCACTTGAAACCATATGCTGTTTTGCGATCCCCACGAGCACACATACGTATCTTAGACCCATTAGTCTTTCCAAGAGCTCGTGCCGCTTCCCCACTCGAACCATATGAGCCAACGCACGTGCCATCAAGAGTATACTGATACACTCTCTTGGATTTGTGATTCTTCTCACCAGATCGTGATTCGCTCATTTTTTGCTTGGACTCCTTAGTGTGTTCCTTCCCATAAAAGTGATTCTTCTCATCGGTCTTCCCATACATAGGATTCTTCTCGCCGGATAGTGATTCGCTGATTTTTTGCTTGCTTTCCTCTGTGTGTGTCTTCCCAAACCAATAACACTTCTCACCTGACTTTGCGTCGCTCATTTTTTGCTTGCTTTCCTCGCTCATCTTCCCAGTGGCACCACCACCTTCCTTGAGATTGTACCCACCAGGCGCGAGAGTTCCGAACAACGCCACCAGCATCTCCTCGTAGAAATTAAGTTCCTCGTCGGGAACCTCGTACCACTCCTTGTCGAAGTTATCCCATCCGTGCTTCTTGATGGCGCCAGAGATCGCCTTACACCCGCTACTTGACAGCTGGTGTTCTTCCAAACGTTTATGTATGTCACGGATTGTTTGCCCGATGTATGCTTTTCTGGACTCCTTCTTGAGCGTGAGTTTGTAAATGAAGCCCATTTTGGTAATTACAATAAATTTACCATTATATCCTTACAAGTGTCGATATACATTAAATGACAAACCAAAATAAGCGCAATACCCCTATGGAGAGGTGCGATCGTTTGATTTAAACTTAAATAAAAAATATTAACTTAACATAAAAGAACATGACAGGGGCTTTGACACAGCTTGTTGCATATGGAGCCCAGGACGTGTACTTAACTGGAGACCCAAAGATGACATTCTGGAAATCTGTTTTCACGAGGTATAGAAATTTTGCGCTGGAATCAATTGAGCAAGATATCGTAGGAGGAATTGTATCCAATGGCGATATTTCCGTCACCTTGTCTCGGTCGGGAGACTTGATATACGCCATAATGTTTGAAATTGAGTTCCAACGCGGCCCATCTCAGCCAAACGACCCAGCGCCATATTTTTCGTGTGAGCAATGGCTGAAGCACATAGAGTTGTATATCGGAGGCCAAAAGGTGTATGAGTTTGGCCACGAGTGGTTCAGGATGTACTGGGAGCTGTTTTATAATTTGGAGGAGGAAATAGCATACAACACCATGTGCAACTGGACAAACGAACCCGAGGGGTATATACGTACATTCTTCCTCCCTATCCCCGTGTGGTTCAATGCTACGGACCCGGGAAGGGCCCTTCCTCTGATCGCATTGCAATATCACGACGTGCAATTTAAGATTAAACTAAATAATATCAACAACATCCCTGGTATCAACCCCAATTTCATACCTACCATGCGATGCTTTGCGGACTACACGTTCTTGGACACGCAAGAGCGCATATGGTTTGCACAAAACCCCC